GTTTTGTCAGTTGCCTTTGATGGCTTAGACCTATGTGAGTACCCACTTGCGTAGGTCTTTTTTTATTGGTAGTATGTAGTTATTGGTAGAGAGGTAGATATGGATATACAGAGTATTGGGTTAGAGAGAGGTTTAGCGATGCCTACGCCGAGGGTTGTGTATGCCTATCCTTATGAGGAGATGGATGTGGGGGACAGTTTTACTGTGCCTGTGTCTGCTAGGCAGAAGGTGTTGAATGCGAACTACAGGGCTAGTAAGAGGTTGGGGTGGAGGTTTACTGCCAAGACGGATGGTGAGGTCATCCGTGTGTGGAGGATGGCTTAGTGACGGAACTGTTGTGGATGGAGGAAGATGAGTTGCGCTACCTAGTGGTTGCGTTGGCTACTCGTCTTTGCCAGACAAGGGAGGTTGTACAAGAGGCGTATGAATATGGATACAGACAGGGATATACAACAAGAGCTTTACAACTCACGCCAGAAGTTGAAGTGGGAGATGAACAGGGCGTTGTCCTGCATTAGCAATTCCAGTAAGAGGAAGTTGGCTGCGGAGTGGGAGGATAAGTACAGCGCCTTGTTTTACAAGGAATTGATAGCATGTGCTAGAAGTAAGCAGGTGTGTCGCACTATTGCTGACTGGAACTTAGAAAAGATGAAATGAATTTTGATTTAAAGAAGTTCTACAAGTTTTGTTCCGAACTCAAGATTGAGACGAAGGAGGAGGGCTTGAAAAAGATGGGCAAACTGCTGGGCACCCAGACGTATGTCATGGAAGAAATACAGAAAGGCCTAGATGAGGATGTCCACTTCTTTGTTATTCTGAAAGGAAGACAGCTTGGCATTACAACTATTTCGCTTGCTCTCGACTTGTACTGGCAATTTACTCACCCCGGCTGGCAGGGAACACTGGTGGCAGATACAGAAGAGAACAGAGATATGTTCCGCTCTACTCTTGCGATGTACATGGACGGCCTACCCAGAGAGTACAAGATTCCGCTGGTGGCCCACAACCGCAATCAGATGGTTCTCAAAAACAGAAGCCGACTGTTCTATCAAATCGCTGGCAATAAGTCTCGTCTGGGGCAAGGCAAAGCTATCACTTATCTGCATGGCACGGAAACCGCCTCGTGGGGAAACGAAGAAGGACTTGCCTCTTTGATAGCCTCCCTTGCAGAAAAGAACGCAGAACGGCTCTACATGTTTGAGAGTACGGCGCAGGGGTTCAACATGTTTCACGACATGTACAAGACCGCCAAAGCCGCACGCACACAGCGTGCAATCTTTTGTGGCTGGTGGCGTAACGAATACTATTCTGTTCCTGCTGACTCCAACATCTATAAGGTGTACTGGGATGGCAAGCTAACAGGGGAAGAGAAAGAGTGGCACAAAGACATCAAGAAGATGTACGGGTTTGAGATTAACTCCCGTCAGATGGCTTGGTGGCGCTGGAAGATGGCAGAGGGTATAAAGGATGAGAGCCTGATGTATCAGGAGTTCCCGCCTACTGAAGACTATGCCTTTGTCATGACAGGTACAAGTTTCTTCTCTAACAGTAGGTGTACAGATGCCGCCAAGCAAGCCAAGAAAGACCAGCCAGACCACTTCCGCTACATCTTTGGACAACTTTTCCAAGACACAGAAGTTGTCCCGTCAACAGAGCGCCTTGGCACACTCAAGATATGGGAAGAGCCTATCGACACAGCGTATTACGTCATCGGTGCTGACCCTGCTTACGGAAGCTCAGACTGGGCTGACAGATTCTGCATCCAAGTCTTTCGCTGCTATGCTGACGGTCTTGACCAAGTTGCCGAGTTCGCCACGAGCGAAATGAACACCTACCAGTTCGCTTGGGTCATCGCCCACCTTGCTGGAGCCTACAAGAACTCCACCCTAAACCTTGAAGTCAACGGCCCCGGTCAGTCTGTCATCAACGAGATACGTAACCTTAAACGACAAGCCGTAGCCACTGGCGGACAACTAGGCAGAGGTCTGCTAGATGTGCTGGGGTCAATGACCAACTACATCTGGAGAAGAAACGACACCCTTGGTGGACTCTCTAACAGCATCGGCTACCTCACCACCTCCAACTCCAAAGAGCGCATGTTGCAATACATGAAAGACTTGAGAGACAGATGATGACCATTCGCAGCATGGACACACTAGAGGAGATGAAAACCATCGTGCGAGAAGACGGCTTCATAGGCGCACCCGGCAGAGCCAAAGACGATAGAGTCATCGCCTGTGCGCTGGCTACCGTAGCATGGGCAGAGCAAGTCCAGCCCCGCCTCATCATGGCAAAGATAACCAGAGAAATCTCACACAGGCAAGAAGACTTCACCCCTGAGCAGGTAGCAGTGGGAAGAAATGTAAGTGACTACCTCAAACGAATAGGAATGTATGGAACAGGGTAAATTCAATCGCTACACTAAGTTAGCACTCACTACCGTTTATTCTGAGCCGGAGGATGGAAACTTCCACACTCAGTTAATCCCAAAAATGGTAGACCAGTTCTTCAAACCGCAAGAACTAGATATTGCGAGTTTTATTTTGGACGTAGGCTGTGGACAAGGCACGTTCATAGACTGCGTAAAAGAACTCGGCTATACAAACGTCATTGGCGTGACCTACAACAAAGAGGATGTGGACGCTTGTAACGCTAAGAAGCACACCACCATACAGGCAGATATGTCTGACCTCATCCCTATTGCCAACAATAGCATTGACTTTATCTGGTGCAGACAAGCCCTAGAGCACTCACCCTACCCCCTGTTTACTCTCTACGAGTTCAACAGAGTCCTGCGTACAGGCGCACAGATGTACATAGAAGTCCCTGCACCCGAATGCTTGCGGGGTTTCGAGTTCAACCCTAATCACTACTCCGTTCTTGGCGACAGAATGTGGGCATCACTACTTACAAAGTCAGGGTTTACCATTAAAGACTCATCCTATTTTGAGTTTGAGTTAATGCAAGAGGGTAAGAAAATCCCTGAGAAGTATCTTTGCTTTACGGTAGAGAAAATGCGAGCATTACCGAAGGCTGAACTCAAGCGTCAGATGAAACGCTTTATTGCTGACAAGAACAGAGGTATCTCTATCAACCTCTTTTGTGAGCTTGCGGGGGTTTCGCCTGTCCATTTCAGAGATGTTTTTGATACTGAAGTACATCCACTCACAGAAAACATACAGCGCAGGGTTAACAAAGCCTACATGCAGTGGAAAGCAGGGGCGGTCAAGATAATGAAACGTATCGACAACACCCGCTACGTGGACTACAGAAAGGTTGCACAGCCCCCAATTATTCATGCAATGGGGCTAAAAGTAACCTCAGACGGCATCAAACTGCGTGTTGGCATGGTCAACCGACACGATTACAGCGAAACAGACCTAAACGAAGCACTCAGGGGGTAATATGGCAGTTCTCAAGGACTATTTTTGTACACAACACGGAATATTTGAGTCAAGGGAGGAAAAATGCCCTTGCAAGCCCTGTACAGGGGATATTTCTGTTGTATTTCTAAAACCAGTGGGTATAAAGTCCGAAAAGACNAAAAGAACGGAGAAAACCGTTAAAAACTTGGCTNTAGACTTTGGCATGACCGATATTAAGACCACACGTGAGGGTGAGTACCAAGAAGGTTACATGAAACGCAATAACAAGTTGTCTGACAAACAATTTGCAGAGGCTACAGCCGCTATGGAGCACAACAACAANATGCAAGCCCAACAACAACGCCCCGGTGACTCCGTAATCTGGGGTGGTGGCGGTAATATCAATATGAAGTCCGTTATGGGTGGACAATTTAAATCTGTTAACGGAGAATCCGTGGGAATTAACCCCCGGGCAGCGGGTAATCTGTCTGGCCCAGCGCCAGCAAGTTATATTGCTGACCACGAAAACTTGACTGTGAAGAAATCATGAGAATACCTACCAATGCGCTAGACAGGGAACTCTTCTACCTTGACCTTATCCAAAAGTGTTTAGTGTCTCGTGACGAGCGGAAAGATGATTACTCCTCTCTGCGTAGTTGGTATTTGTTTGGCAACGGGCCGTCTGACACCCCAGCCATCTTCAACAAAATATTTCCACACATTGACCAACTCACCTCGTTCCTCTACTCAGCAGAGACAACAAGGTTCTCCATCAACACAGGCGCAGCTGTACCTGAGAGCGAGCAGACAAAAGTCCCCACACTGACCCGTGCTCTCAATGACGAGTGGCTCAACAGCAACGGTGACCAAGTGTTCTCCACCGCTGTCACGTGGGCACTCGCCTACAACTCCACCTTTGTCAAACTCGTCATCAACAACGGCATCCANCCCTACATGGTNGAACCCGCTTGTATGGGCGTACTGCGTGAGGACTCACCTTACACGGACAGACAAGAAGCNCTTGTCCAAACCTACTACATCACCAAGTCTGAGTTGTATGACCGCCTCTACTCTCACCCTAAGCGTGAGCAAATCGTAGAGCGTGTCAACTCCACCCAGCACGAGCGCACCCCCGTTGCCAACGGCATAGAGCGCATCTTGATGTCGCAGGTCAACCCAACCATGTACGGTAACGTCAACCTCGACTTGGCTGGCATGAACAAGTACAAGGCAAGCGTTGCCGAGGACACCGTAGAGATGACAGAACTCTGGGTGTGGAACGATGACACCAAGGATTACCAAGTTGTAACCAAGGCTGACCCAGACATCATCATCTATGACCGCCCCGGAGAACAAGTGTTCTTAAAAGGCGAACTACCTTTTGTGCAGGTATGCCCTAACCCCTTGTACGACTACTACTGGGGTGGCAGTGAAGTTCAGCGTATGGTCTTCTTGCAAGAACTACGCAACAAGCGCATGACAGAAATCTTAGACCTGCTATCTAAGCAAGTCTCGCCTCCTACTGCCTTGATAGGCTTTACAGGCATGATTGACGAGAAAAACTTTGCTCTCAACCGTGCTGGTGGCCTACTTGCTAGTGACATGCCTAACGCCAAGGTAGAGCGCATGGCTCCCGTTATCCCGCCTGACCTCTTCAAAGAGATTGACAAGATAGATGCCATGTTTGAGGAAGTCTCAGGTATTGGTAACGTCTTGCAAGGTAAGGGTGAGTCAGGTGTTCGCTCCTCTGGTCACGCCTCACAACTTGCCCGACTAGGTTCTAGCCGTGCCAAGAAACGTGCCCTCATTATTGAAGACAGCTTAGAGAAGTTGGCTACCCTGTATCTCAAGTGTATGCAGGTGTATGACAACACGCACTTCAAAGACATGGAAGGCAGACCGTTCATTGCCGAGCAGTTCACCAAAGACTTTGTGGTTAANGTCGATGCCCACAGCAACTCGCCTATCTTCATGGAAGACATGCGTCAGTTGGCGTTTAACTTGTTCAAGGCTCAGGTGATTGACAAAGAGTCACTGCTTGACTTGCTTGAGCCGCCAATGAAACAATTACTCAAAGACCGTCTCAAGAAGATGGAAGCAAAGCAGGAAGCTGCACAAGCGCAACAACAAGCGCAAAAGCCGCCTCCTAAAGCAGAGGGTAAACCAGACTTAAAACAGGTGGGATGATGGCAACACAAGGACAAACCGCACCAAAAGCTGACCAGCC